TCAGCCTGGCCTGGCTTCAAGTAAAGCTTGCTCCGGTTCGTTCGCAACTAAAATGTCATCCAGAATGTTTTCAATATAGGGAGCGAGATCTTCCGGCTTATTATCTCTGACTTCGGCGTATATGTCGAGTGTGGTTTGCACGTTTGCGTGTCCGGCCAGATACTGGATTTTTTTGATGTCAAGCCCGGATGCGCAGAGTATGGAAATGTATGTGTGGCGGAGAAGATGCGGTGTGACATGAAAGTCTACGAGTCCGGGGTAATGTTTCTTCTCTTTGATTGTCTTCCCTGCTGAGTCCTTGACTATTTTTCCGTCTTTATCACGCTTTGCTACGTCTTTTCTGGTATATCCGACTACTATTCCCCACATTCGATCAAAGGAAGAGAGTGTCATTTCTGAGCAGGTGCCTGCAGCGGGGACGACAAACAGACTATCATTCTCACCTCTGCGGCGAATTAACGCTTCAGTCAGGTACGGTGGGAGCGGGATTTGCCTGAAAGCTGCATCGGTTTTCAGATCCGGGGAGAATTTGGGTCTTCCGTTATTAGTGAATGTTACGGTGTTGCATACTGTGAGATATGGGGTGGGAGTATTAACATGTACATTTGTCCAGAGCAGTCCGAGGGCTTCTTCACGTCTGAGGCCTGTACACAGGCATAGTAATGTGAATAATTCTGCTCTGCTGCCTCTTACTGCTTCGACAAGCGTTCTGATTTCTGCGTCTGTTAACGGAATCTTCTTTCGTGCTTTTTCTCCTCCAGCCTTTCTCCTGTTTGATATTGGGCTTTTGTTTATAATGTTGTTTTCGAGCGCGCTGTCAAATACCATCTGGAGATTGTTCAGGATCTTTCTTCGCAGTGATGCTGACTTTCCATCAAGAGCCAGAAACAGTTCGTCGATATGCAGCGGCTTAATACTGCTGATCGGGATATTTCCAAGCTTTGGGAGGATGTGGTTGTTTACTATGTTATCGATTACTTCTATGGTTTTTGGCTTCAGACCGGCTACTCTAGTCGGATACCAGCGCTGCACATACTGCCACAGTGTCATGCTCATGTCCAGTAGAACGTCGTTATCTATATACTGCTCAAATGATCTTATCTTCTCAACGATTCTTTCAGGTTTTTTAGATGTAAACTCGTAATTGTGCTCTTTATATCTCCCTCTTTTGCGCCAGTGCTGTTTACTTTCGACCCACTCCATGTCAGGTAGGCCACGCTTTGTTTTCAATGTCTATCAGTCCTTTCTTTCTCCGTTTTTGTGGGATTTGAGCAGCATCATAAAATTTACAAATAATAACAAAATTCACAGATTGTTCACAAAGTCCCTTCGAAATAGTGTATAATTCAACATCCAAGTGTGAAAAATATTGGAATTTTCTACATTTTGGTGAAAACGCTCTATGCCCCGACTGTAACGGGGTATAATCTAGCAGAACAATACAAGTATATTTGTACTGTGAGGTATTGGTACACTTTTACGTTATCATGAACCTGAGTTATGAAATAGGGGTGATAACGTGTTGTATCCAAACAAGATATCTAGTGTAAGAACTGACAATGACAAGTCCCAAGGCGACTTAGCAGCAGCAGCAGGTGTATCTCAGCAGATGATAAGCTTATACGAAAACGGGAGTTCGATACCAAACGCAATTGTAGCTGAACTGATAGCTGATGCTTTAGGTACAACAGTTAGATACCTATATGCTGAATCAATTAATTCGTATATTACAGAAATGCGTATTAAAAGGAAAGATACCGGGTCCTGGACATAATAAGGAACTAAATAAAAACGACAAGGAGATATGCGTTGCACATTGTGCGGAGAGGTTCTTTATGGATCGAGAGGAGAACGATTTAAAGTATAAGGAGATAGATTCTCAAATATCTGAAAAACAGCCTATTTTTCGGCTGCATTCCTTTTTGCGATGCCTCGCATCACATCAAGGCCAACTTCCTGAACAGAAAGAGGAAAGCTGTGAAACTCGTTCAGGCGATCGTTGAGTTCTTTTGCTTCTTCGGTTGCAGTGCTGGGTTCTTCTGTAGTTAGTCTATCTACAATCAACTGCTCGTTCATAAGATCAATGACGGACACCTTCAGATAACTGGCTATTTCTGTCAGATGTCGTTTGTAAGACGATGTCTTTCCAGATCTCCAGTCGGTAACTGCGGATTTATTTATACCTATTGCGTTACATAGGTCTTGATCTGATATGTCGTGTTCCCATAATAGAAACAGGATGTTTCTCAGTTGATAGTCTTTTATACCGTTCAAGCCCATAGTGTGTTCCTCTGTACACGCTGCATAGATTGCAGCGTGTCTTTTTGTATATAATATACGAATTTCAGAAAAATCTGAAATAATTGAGTAAAATGCTTGACATTCAGAATAGTCTGAATTACTATTACTAAGTAATCATTACCCGGTAATGGTAACACAAAGTGATTATGCAAGTCAATACACAGATATGTTATGAGGTACTATTTATGTCTTTAGCATTGCAAGTTGTTCGGCGGGTCAGCCCGCGTAAGTTACGCGAGGCCCGCGTTGCTGCTGGTCTTTCAACTACTAAGCTCGCTGATATCGTTGGCGTTAATCAGTCAGCAATTTCTCAGTACGAGGATGGCCGTAAAGTTCCTAATGTTTCTGTGTTTGCTGGTATCGCTTGTGCTGTCAAATTACCGATGGATGATCTTGTGGAGCCTGTTGAGTAGGTGCTTATATGGAATTGCTTAATACGAGAGATGCTGCAAAGTATTTATGCATTAGTGCCGAGTCGTTAATGAACGAATATCGATCAGGAAAGCTGATCGGGTTTAAGATCGGCGGGCTTTGGCGCTTTGATAGGAGGGATCTTGACGCTTATATCAGTGTGCGCAGGGATGAGGCGACTGTTGCTGCGAGTGTACGTCAGAGTCATAAGGAAGGTGACAAGAAGATTGTCCCGTTTCGTAAGGCTGGTAGAGGTAAGCCTGCTCTTGATCGCGTGTGGACGCCGGGAAAGAAGATTCAGGATTTCTGCGCGAAGCAAGCGGATGCGGGGAGCAGAAGATGAGCGGTGTAAGTTTTCGATGGTATTGCAGGCGCCGTGAATGCGTCGATGGATGATCTTGTAGAGCCTGTTGGGTGATGTGGTTTCGGAAATAGTCTATGCAGCGTTTTTTCTTCTACCAGCATTTGTTGCATTTTGTATAGCTGAGCTCAATGGCTTCCGATCTCGTTACATAACTAGGGCTTTTCATACCGCTGCAATAGGATGTGCTGTGATACTTATGACCTGTCCGTGGGATCCATACATATAGTTCGGTAGATTTTTGCGCAGGAGGTTGTGGTAACTGACGTGGTGAAGTCGATGGCGACGGTAATGTGATTGTAGGTGGTGTCAAGGATGGTAATGGCGCTGGTGACTGTGTTTGACCTTTTATTGAGGAGTTTTGATTAAGCGAAGGTATTGTCATGGATCTGGGAGGGGCGTTTTCGCTGATCAATCCGTTCTCTTCTAAGTACCTTATCACATCAGATTTTTTCCGTAAAAACAACTGCTCAACCAGATTTTCTGTTCCCCAGCTTCTTAGCAGAAAGACAAGCATTCTATAACTGCCTATTGATTCTTCAAGCTCAATATAGCGGGCCCAGTCGCTTTGTGCTTCATCAATGTTTTCGCAGCTGATTAGCGTTAATAAAAGTAAGATAGCGAGTAGTGCTAGCAGAAATCGTTTCATTTACTCTACCTCATGATTAATCTTCTTTGTGCTCAGCCTACAGGGGGTGGCTGGCTGATGTGCTGGCGCGGATACTGCGCTTCTGGCTGTAATATGATTCCCTTCATATTGTGTTTTCTGCGATAGAGGTTTTCTCAATTGGCCGCCTCCTGTGGGTTGGTACAAGTGTTTATTTTCATTTATGTTTCATCCTAAAGCCTAAAGCGGCTTGAATGTCAAGTGATTCTTTCGGGTCTATAGATTTTGTTTGTTGGAGGTCTTTTTATATGAGCGAGCAGATCAAGCGGGCGTTTACGTTTCATGAGCCGAAGGGTGATCAGGCTAAGCGGTATTCGTGTATCAGGGATACGGCGAAGTCGTTTGCTCTGGTGATCGAGAGTTTGTGCCCGGAGTCACGGGAGCGGTCGCTAGCGATGACGAGGCTGGAAGAGGTCGTTATGTGGGCGAATGCGGCGATCGCCAGGAATGAGTGAGGTGAGAGGATGAAGGCTTTAACTGTGATGCAGCCGTGGGCGGCGTTGATCGCTGTCGGCGCGAAGCGGTTTGAGACTCGGAGTTGGGATGCTCATTATCGCGGGCCCCTGGCAATCCACGCGGGAAAAAAGGATGGTACTGGTTTGCTGTCAAATGAGGAGCTCAGCGCTGCGGTAAAGGCGCTGAAGGGAACGCGGTACGAGGTGGCGCATGATAGGTTAGGCGGCGGATTCGATTATGATTTCCCTTATGGGGCGGTCATCGCGACGGCTGTTTTAGTGGATCGTCTTAGGGTGGAGAATGTCTGGGTGTCTCCTGGCGACGGCGTGCCGGCGTTTATGGATGTGTTTGCCTGCAGAGGCAACAAGCGTTTCAGGATAAGTGGCGATGAGCTTTTGTTCGGCGATTTTTCGCGCGGCCGGTTCGCGTGGGAGCTTGAGGATGTAAAGGTGCTCGATGAGCCTGTGTTTGTACGTGGCAGGGTTGGGCTTTGGGATTGGGAAGGAGCTTAAGTGAATATTATTAGGGATATCGATATTTCGATGCTGGAGGCGCATCCGGATAATTTGCGTAAGGATCTGGGGGATCTTTCCGAGTTAGCTGCGAGCATCAGAGAAAATGGAGTGCTGCAGAATTTGACTGTGGTGCCATGGGCTCAGGCGTTCCGTGATAGTCGGGAGACGCCGGAGATCCGTGAGGATGTGTTCGTGGTGGTTATCGGGCACAGGCGCCTGGAGGCGGCGAAGCTGGCGGGACTGGATGTGCTGCCGTGCGTTGTTTCGGATATGAACTATTTGGATCAGATCGCGGCGATGCTTATTGAGAATGTGCAGCGGGGCGATTTGAATGCTTACGAGCAGGCGGAGGGGTTCCAGCTGATGCTGGATCTTGGAAACTCCGTGAGCGATGTGGCTGTGCGGACGGGTTTTTCAGCGACTACGGTCCGGCAGCGGGTGGAGCTGCTTGATCTAGACAGAAAGGTGTTCATGGATTCGATTGAGCGCGGGGCGTCGCTTAAGGACTACGCTGAGCTTGCTAAGCTTGAAGATGTTGAGCTAAAGAACCGGGTGCTTGAGAAGATCGGTACGAACAATTTTGCTTATGAGCTCAACCGGGCTTTAGACGAGGAGCGGCGCCGGCATACAAGAGAGGCGATTGTGTCGGTGCTGAATAACTTCGCGACTGAGGTGAAGGAGCGGGACGGGTACCGTGTTGTTAAGGAGTATTATCTATATCTGGGGAAAGATATCGTGCTTCCGGACGATGTTGGCGAGGTTGAGTATTTCTATTATGTAACTCAATACGGGCCCATTGATCTGCTTAGGCCTATGGATGCGGTGGCTGATGATTCGGGTGCGACGGATCCGGCGGAGTCGGAGCGCGCGGAGAGCGAAGCGCGCGAGAAGGCGCGCAGGGCCGCGATCGCGGATCTGACAAGTCGTGCGTTTATGCTGCGTTGTGATTTCGTGAGGGGCGTGGCTGCGTCGCGGATCAAGAAGTGTTTTAGCGACGTTGTTGCGCTCATGATAAACAAGTATGAAGACTACGATGATTTTGCCGATGCGTTTGGGATCGAGCTGGAGGATGATTGGGACGATGATCGTGTCCTCTTGGCTATAAAGGACGCTGTCCGGGCGGCGCCGGAGCGTGCGCTGCTGCTCCTGGCTTGCGAGAGCTTCAATGATAGTGCTGCGCTAGGTACCGGGTGGGATTACCAGCACTTGGATGATGGTCGGCTTACGGAGATCTACGGAATGCTGGAGAAGATGGGGTACGGTGTTTCCGACGAGGAGCGGCAGCTGATCGACGGTACGCATCCGTTGTTTGTAGTAGATGGGGATGATGTGAGTGGGTGAACTGGTGGTGTTTATTGATTTCAACGTTACAAAGGATTGCATGAATCTTGAAGATTCGTTCGGTGAGATTTGCGCCCAGTGTAACCGCTGCGGTCGGTTCGATGGGCGCAATAAGAAAGAGGTGGGGACGGATGGTCCTGACGAGGGCTGAGTTTATAAGCCAGATGCGCGAGGCTCTGGATGCGCTGGAGGCGGGGCACTTTTCTATTTTGAAGTTTGACAGCGCGGGGGATTGCAGTTTCTATATCAACCGGAGTTATGGACATATGATCCTCAAAGTAGGAGTTGCTGATCTTATGTTCAGGTTATTTGAGTCGACGCCTGAGGAGCGAGCTGTATTTATGGGTGTGCCGGAGCATAGCGCGGCTGCGTTCAGGCGCAATGCTGCGCGCGAGGCACCTCAGTGCGACGAGTGTGAGGTGGGTTTGAGGGGCGCGCCTGCGGCGCCTGAGGCGGCGGCGGAGGTGCGCGATGGCGGAGAGGGGTGATTCAGTAATGCTTGAATCTCTGGTTGATGAGATATATGCGTTGACTTTTGAGGAGTTGTTTTTGTTCTTCGACGCGCTCGATAAGCTGGGAACCGAGGGTAAGAGGTTTGCAGAGGCTTTGGCGGATTATTTCCGGTGCTCCGATTATCGCGATGGCTGAGTTTTGGCTTTGAGGTGTTTCTATTGTGAGCGATACGTATTGCTCGCGCTGCGGGAGGCTTATTACGTTCGTCCGCACGGAGCGGGGCGCTAAAATGCCGTGTAATGCAGCGCGGGTAGACTTTATTGAGGATGTTCAGGGTGATGCTTTCGTCTACTTGAGTGACGGTGTGAGCGCGCGCGGATGGATCGTGCAGTCTCGTTGTGATGATTCTGTGAAGGCGTACCGGCCGCATTGGGCGAGCTGCTCTGCTTCTGTGCATGAGCGTAGTAAGGTGCGGAGCGGCGGTGCTCGGGTCGTGCCGGGGCTGTTACGTGGTTCTGCGCCTTCGGCGGTTAAGGCGGAGGTTGCGGCGCGCGGCGACGGCGGCAGCAGGGCTGGGCGTCCGGGTAAGCGCGTGGCGGGTGTTTCTGAGGGCGGGGATGCTTCGGTGTCCGCTGATGCGCGCGTTGTGGCGCACGCACTTGAGAGTTATGAGCAGTTATCTTTGTTCCCGGCGCCGAGGACTAAGTTGAAGGAGCGGTGTTCGGCTTTTGATGTCTGAGTTTATGGGGTGTGCCTAGTGTTAAGTTGCTGGTTGTTCAGGCAAACAGCCGAGGGAGCGACGTATCTGCAGGTCATTATCATGCTGGCTGCGTTCGCGTTCGTTGTTGCGCCTGCCTTTGCAAAGGTTGTCCGCGATTGGTTCAGGGATCCGCCTCCGCAAAATTACAGGGGTAAGAGAAAATAGATCGGGGCCTGGGCCCCGGCGCCGGTTTTCTGTCCGGCGTCGGGGCGCGGGCCTTGTTTTATAGGCTGACTCTACATATCTTTACACGTTTTCAATACGATAATGAGCGTTTTGGCTGCTGTGCGGCCTTATACATATATAATACGCGCGCGCGCGTATTTTGTACGGTTCTTAAGAGCCTAATAGTACGACTATTTTATGTGCGGAGGGCGCCGGGTCATGGCGGGAGGGCGGTTTATGGTGAGGACGTATGTGTCCGGGGAGGTCACGGAGAGGTCTATGTTCCCTGTCGGGAACGCGGCGAAGGTTAGGAAGCCGCAGGTGAAGGGCGCGACGCCTCCGAGGAAGCAGGATCAGAATGACAGGAGCGCTGTTAAGCGGCTGGCTAGGCTCATAAACTGCAATTTCTATCATGGCTGTCTGTGGATAACGCTTACATACAGCGCCGCGATGTTCGAGGCATTGGTTACGGGGCTAATCAGGGCTGGTATGCCGCTTACTGATGATGCTGTCCGGGAGGCTGCGGTCCGGGAGCGTGATAATTGCCTGCGGCGTGTGAAGTATGATTTGAAGAAGTCGGGCGCCGAGTTGAAGTATATCGCTGTCACGTCCGATTACGATGGTGATACGGGGAAGCCGGTGCGCGTGCATCACCACATTTTGGCGCCGAAGCTGGCGTTCGACGCGTTCGTGAAGCATTGGGGCGTCGATTCGGTGGATATCAGGCCGCTGCGCGATCAGAAGGATTACACTCCGGTGGCTGTGTACTTGATGAAGCAGGTGCGCAGGCAGCCGGATCTGCGTAAGTATTCAGCGAGCAGAAATTTGGCGAAGCCTGTCATCACCGAGGAGATCGTGCTTGAGAGTTCGGAGTTGAAGGCGCCGCGTGGTGCTGTGGTCCAGGAGCGTGTGTTCGATGCGGATTCTGCTACCCAGTATCTTCGCTTTGTGAATCCTCCGCCGCGGGCTTCGGGGCGCAGGGCGGGGGTTTCTTCCGGATAGGTCGCGTGTGATGTTTGTTCATTTGTGGGGGTGTTTGCTGACGAATAGTTTCAAGAAGATGCGCAGCGTCAGGCTGCCGTACAAAAGGCAGGGTTTAATCTATTTCATGTGCCTGAATTTCGATACGCAGCCTCCGGATGTGCGGGAGAGGGTCCGTTTGCTGTGCCGCGAGGTGGGTGGCGAGCATTCGGCGGCGCTGCTGGAGGTGCTGCGTAGGGGCGCTACGGGGGCTCTTTTTTCGGAGATCGCAAAAAGGCATTTTGTGGACGAAACATGGCTTTATCGCTTGCGGCGCAAGGTTTACGAGCTGTTTTGAAATACGCAGATAACTGAACCGTGCCCTGTGTTATGCTTTATTTAGCGTAATACGGGGTTCTGTTTTGCCTTTACGCAGGTTTTAGTTATATCCGGATCGGGGGTTGTTGGCGCGGTGGCGGCGAAGGCGAGGGCTAAGGCGGCGAAGGTCGATTTTGACAGGCTGGATCTTGCCGGGCTTGAGAGGCTTCTCAATGTCCGGCAGAAGAAGTTCGTCGCGTTTTTGCTTACTGGGATCAGCCAGACTGAGGCGGCTGTGCTGGCGGGGTACTCGCAGAAGACGGCTGCTTCGCAGGCGTCAGACCTCCTGAAATCTCCGAAGGTTTCCGCGTACAGGCGCGCGCTCACGCGCGCGATGCTGGATAGTTTGTGCTTGACGCCTGAGGCTATTGCGCTGAGGCTGTTTGAGATATACGAGCGGTGTATGGCGAAGAGCCCGGTGCTTGAGTGGAACAGCGAGTCGAGGGCCTGGGTGCCGAGCGGGTTGTGGCAGTTCGACGCGAGGGGCGCGACGCGGGTGCTGGAGCTTCTGGGTAAGAATTCGGGTATGTTCTCCGAGCGTGTGCAGGTTTCGGGTAGCGTCGGCGGTCTTGAGGAGTTTATTAGCGGTTTCGGGAAGGGCGTCAATGATGATGCTGCGCCTCCCGGTGGCGGTGCTGTGAGTGCCGGCGCGGAGATGGTTTCAGGGGGTGCTCGCTGATGGTTGATGTCAGGGATCCCCGCCAGTATTCGCAGTTTCTGAAGATCCGCACGAAGGCGGGGGATATGATCCAGTTCAAATGGAATGCATCGCAGCATAGGCTTTATGAGGAGATCGAGAGACTTCAAGCTTCGGGCAGGCCTGTGAGGGTGATCATTCTGAAGGCGCGTCAGCTGGGGTTTTCTACGATGGCTGAGAGTCTTATTTTTCACAGAGCGGCGACGTGTTTTAACACTGATTGCCTGATCATCGCGCATTCCGAGGATTCGACGTCAAAGCTTTTCCGTATGAGCAAGTTGTTCTATGAGGAGCTTCCGGAGCCTTTGAAGCCTATGCTAAAGTCGTCTAATGCGCAGGAGTTGCTTTTTGAGAACCCGACGAAGCGGTCTGCTGAGAAGATGGCGAGGCCGGGGTTCCGCAGCAGTATACGCTGTGTGACGGCGGGAGGGCGCGGGATCGGGCGTTCTTTCACTTTCCAGAACTTGCATGCCTCTGAGGTGGCGTTCTGGCCGGGCGACGCGGACGTGGTTTGGTCCGGAGCGCTGCAGGCTGTGCCTTCGGCGCCGGGGACTATGGTCGTCGTCGAGTCTACGGCAAATGGCTTCAACTGGTTCAAGGATTTTTGGGATGATGCTGTGCGCGGCGAGAATGATTTTACGCCTTTGTTCTTCCCGTGGTTTGAGGATCCGGAATATTGCATGGCTGTGCCGCCGGATTTTGAGGCGACGCCGGATGAGCGAGAGCTGCAGGCGAGGTATGGCTTGAGCGACGGGCAGCTTGCATGGCGGCGCTGGGCGATCGCGAATAACTGCGGCGGTGATGTGAACAAGTTTAGGCAGGAGTATCCTTCATCTGCTGATGAGGCTTTTCTGTTTACTGGTACGCCTGTGTTCGATAACGAGGCTGTTACGCGGCGGCGCGACGAGGTAAGGGATCTTGTGCCGGCGCTCCGCGGGGAGTTTGTGTTCGAGACGGTTTTCGATGATGCTTTGAAGTTCGTTAGCTTGCTGGATATCAGGTTTGAGGAGCGGGCTTTCGGGTGCATCCGGATTTTTGAGGAGCCGCGGCCTGGCGTGCCGTATGTGATCGGAGGCGATACTGCGGGCGAGGGTTCGGATTGGTTCACGGCTATGGTGCTGGATAATTCTACGGGGCGGCTGGTGGCTGTGATGAGGCGGCAGTTTGACGAGCATGTTTATTCGTGGCAGCTTTTTTGCCTTGGGAAATATTATAACGATGCGCTGATAGGCGTGGAGTCGAATTTTACGACGTATCCGATAACGATGCTGCAGAGGATGGGGTATCCGCGGCAGTTTGTTAGGCAGCGCAGGGATGTTTTTACCGGTAAGTTGACTGAGAGTTTCGGCGTGAGGACTGATGTGAATACGCGGCCTGATATCGTGGCGGGGCTTGTGGCGGCGATGGCTGCTGATCCGGAGCATGTGCCTGATTTTGATACGTTGGGCGAGATGCTTACGTTTGCGTATAACGCGAGCCGGAAGCCTGAGGCGATGGAGGGTTCGCATGATGATTTGGTGATGGGTCTCGCAATCGCGCATTTTATAAGGACGCAGCAGGATTCAAGGGTAACGGGGCCTGCGGCTGAGCGGGAGCGGGTCGTTTGGACTCGCGATATGTGGGAGGATTTCAACCGCGCGTCTACTTCGGAGCGGGATATGCTGCTTGCGAGGTGGGGCTCTCCGACGCAGTAAGGGCGGCGGCTTGGTCTTATGTGGGGAGCTTTGGATATTTTGATTCCGGATGTGTTGCGGTTTGTGGGGTGTTTGCGGAAAGGGGTTGTGCGGGTCTATGGCGAACGGTTCTGTGGATGGCTTGGTGATTCCAGATAAGCTTATGACGTGGCAGGCCAGGCTTGCGGAGAGCGATCGCGAGTTTGGTAACGAGCTTCGGCGTATGAATGACCGCGAGAGGCTTTACGCCGGCGATAATACGCTCAGGCCGCTTGTGCCGGGCGATGTAGCTAAGGGCGGCGGGCCGAAGCACACGAGTCATGTCCGTAACATCATTTTTGAGAATATCGAGGCTCAGATTTCATCGTCGATCCCGCAGCCGAAGGTGACGCCGAGGCGAAAGAGCGATGAGCCGAGGGCTGATATCATCGAGAATTTCATCCGGAACGAGCTCGACCGCATGCCTTTTGAGATGTACAACGATATTGCGGAGCGGACTGTGCCTATCCAGGGCGCCGTGGCGTGGCTTGTGGAGTGGGATAATTCGCTGCGGACGCATTCGACTGTGGGTGAGCTCGCTGTGAACGTTATTCATCCGAAGCAGCTGGCGCCGCAGCCGGGAGTGTTCACGGGTATAAACGATATGGACTGGATCATTATCAAGGTCCCGTCGACGAAGGAGGCTGTTCGCCGGAAGTATGGCGTGAGCGTGGAGTTCGAGGGCGAGGCGGAGCCGGAGGTGCGCAGCGTCGATGGCGGGCATAGGTCTGATGATGCTGTGACTCAGTATGTGGGTTATGCACGCAATGATAATGGCGGGATCGATTTGTTTACGTGGGTCAATGATGTCGTGCTGGAGGATCTGCCGGATTATCAGTCGCGCAAGAGCGATGAGGGGGATTTGGAGTACGAGGAGTTTTCTATGCCTTTTACGAGCACTGGGGGTATCGAGATTGCGCCGGAGGAGGTTTTCGGCGAGTTCGATGAGTTCGGGTTCCCGGCGATGAGGCCTGCGCGCGTGCCGTATTATGTGCCGGGGATGTATCCTATCGTGCTGCAGCGGAGCGTGACTGTGCACGGGCAATTGCTCGGTAACAGCGACGTGGATATCATGCAGGATCAGCAGAATACTGTAAATCGCCTTGAGCAGAAGATCATAGACCGCCTTATTAAGGCGGGTACGCGTATTACGCTGCCGGATAGGGCGGAGCTGCGGATAAGCCCCGAGGATGGCGAGCGTTGGTATATCAAGCCCGAGGAGAAGCAGATGATCGACGTCTATCAGTTTTCGGGCGATGTGTCGGCGGAGATGGCGTTCCTTGCCGGGGTCTATGAGGAGGCGCGGCAGGTCATCGGTATAACCGATAGTTTTCAGGGGCGCAAGGATTCGACGGCGACGAGCGGTAAGGCGAAGGAGTTCGCGGCTGCGCAGTCTGCGGGGCGTCTGGAGTCGAAGCGCGCGATGAAGGATGCTGCTTATGCGGATCTGTTCGAGTTGCTTTTCAAGTTCGCGCTGGCCTACTCTGATGAGCCGCGCAGCGTTGTGTACAAAAATTCGCGAGGCGAGAATGAGTATCTGGCGTTCGATCGTTATGATTTTTTGGAGCGGGACGAGAACGGTGATTTTTACTGGAATGATCAGTTCCTGTTTGCTACTGATACGTCGGCGCCTCTGGCGAGTAACCGGGAGGCTATGTGGCAGGAGACGCGTTTGAATTTGCAGACGGGGGCTTTCGGGGATCCGTCGCAGACTGAGACGCTTATTTTGTTCTGGGATAAGATGGAGGATCTGCATTATCCGGGCGCTGGGCTGACTAAGAAGTTCCTTGAGGAGAAGATGGAGCGCGAGAAGGCTGAGGCTGCTATGGCTGCTCAGGGGCCTGGTGCTCTGGGCGGCCCGGGCGGTGGGCTGAGTGGGCCGGACGGTGGCGCTGTCGGTGGTTTGCCGGGGATGGCCGGCGCGATGGCTGGCGGAGGCGCTGCGGCGCTCGGCGATGGTTTGCCGGGGATGGCTGGCGCTGCGGGTGCGCCGGGTGTCGACGTTCAGGGGATGCCGGCGGATTTACTGCCGCCGCAGCTTATAAACGCGATCGAGCGGCAGGCGCGGGAGGATGCTGCGAGGGCTGCTCAAAGCGCAGGCGGCGCTTCGCGAGGTTTTTGAATTGTTTTATACCCATGTGAGAGGGTGAACATACATTACGCATGAACAGCGAAAAAATCAAAGTTTCGTGTGAGAGGGGGTGTGAGAGCATGGCGGATGCAAATACGAGCGCGTATACGGGCAAGATCAAGAATCAGGGGTCTCAGACGGTGCAGGCGCCGCATCAGTCAACTCCGTCAAAGACGGGTAAGGTGCAGCGCGGTAGCGATCTGCGAACTGGTAAAAATCGGAAGTGATTTTGTCGGTGCGTTAAATACGCAGGAATAGCGTAAAAATCCAGTGGCGGCGCTTTTTTTGGTTGGCGGGATTATGCTGATTGTTGAAGGCGCGGCGTTTGTGAGGTTGGTATGGCTTTTTCTGAAGAGGAGATTAAAAAGGTTCTCGGCTTGGAGGACAGTGCGCAGGGTAATTCCGACGCTTCATCGGGTGCGGCGCCGGCCGCGGGCACTAAGGGTGCTGTTGGCGTCGATGGCGCCGGCGGTGCTGATGGTTTCGATGGCGTCGATGGTGCTGATGGCGTCGGTTTTGACGATGGCTTCGATGGTGGTTTCAGCGATGGTTCCGATGGCGGAGCTGACGCCTTGGCGGCGGATTTTACCGCTGGGACTGGTAGTGGCGGCGCTGCCTCGCCTGCTGTGAAGGGCGGCGCGGGTTCTGCGCATGCTGGCGGGTCCGGTAGAGGCGGTACGTCCGGTGTGGCCGATGGTAGTGCTCAGCTTGCCGGTTCTCCTGCGGTGGCTGATGGGGCTGCGCAGGCTGCTGGTGTTAAGACGGGGGTCACTGTGTCAGCGCCGGATGGTGCGGGTCAGGGCGGCTTGCCTCAGGACCAGAACAGGGTGAACGCTGAGCGGCGCAGAAAGAATGAAGAGGCTCAGGCTGCGCGCGAGAGGGCTGCTGTCGATAAGGCTGTCGCCGAGGCTGTTGCTGCGGAGCAGGCTAAGGCTAAGGCTGAGATGGATGAGTTCTTTTCGGGCGCAAGGCTGCAGAATACGATCACAAAAGCGCCTATTAACTCGATGGATGATTTTCGCGCCTGGCGCCGGGATTATGAGAGCGCTGAGATCCAGAGCGAACTTTCGGAGGGGCGTTTGACGCCGGAGGCGCTGGACCGGGCTATTGCCGGTAGCCCTGTTATGCAGAGGGCGCAGGAGCTTATAAGGCAGAGTGAGGCGGCTGCGCGTAAGCAGCAAGAGATGGAATTGCAGGCGCGGGTCGAGGCTGAGCTCAATGAGATTGGCAGGCTGGATCCGTCTGTTAGGAGCCTTGAGGATGTTCTCGCGATGCCGACGGGGCAGGCTTTCCGCGAGGCTGTGGAGAGCGGGAACTCGTTTCTGAATGCGTTTAAGCTTGCTAACTTCGAGCGGCTGAGGTCTGACGCGTCTACTGGCGCTGCGGCTGCGGCAAGACAGCAGGCTGTAACAAACGCGGGCGGGAAGGATCATTTGACGCGGACTGCTGCTTCACGGGGCGGAGGTTCTGTGCCTGTGCCTTCGGCTGAGCTGGCTATGTTTCGGAGTTTGATGCCTGATGCTACTGAGGCGGAGTTCCGTGATTTTTACAACAAGAGGGCCGCGAGCGGTTAAGCAGTTTGATTTTTTGATGCCCTGGCGGGTTGGTTTCGCTTGAGTTTTGCTTGCGGCTATGTCGGTTTTGAAAGGAGTTTTTTGATAATGGATGGTTTTTCTGTACACAAAAGGGATACCGGGGCTGTCGAGCCTTTTGAGTATCTTGAGGCGACTGCGGGCACGTATTCGCCGGGGCAGCTGCTGAAGGTCGACGCCGGGAAGCTGGCTGCGATCGGCGAGGCGTCGACGGCTACGCCTGCCTATGTGTGCATGGCGGACAAGGTCGTCACGGCGGGTGATCCTGTGCTGGCGGTCAACCGCGTCAGGAAGGATGTCATTTACGAGACGTCGCTTTCGGCGACTGCTGCGACTGCTGACGTCGGGGTGAAGCTGCAGGTGGCGGCTGGTGGCAAACAGGCGGTTACCGGCGCCGGTACGTTCGAGATCGTTTCGCTCGACGGAACTAATGCGGGCGATATGGTGCGCGGGCGCTTCGTCTAGGCGCTGTGCGGAGAGGAGTAACAGATTATGCATATGACATTTTCAGAAGCAAGCGGGCTGCAGGGCAGCATCTACGGGGATTGTCAGCATCCTATCCAGATGTTCCTTGAGCGGCGCGGTGAGCAGATGGAGCAGAACTCCATCGTGAAAGATTTGTTCTTGATGAACAACACAAGTAATTACGGCGATAAGATGACGTCCATGACCGCAATGTCGGGGTTCGAGCCTGTCGGTGAGCTGGGCGCGTATCCTACGGACAGTATGCAGGAGGGGTTCGGCAAGTTCCTGGAGCAGATGACCTGGAAGGATTCGTTTGCGCTTTCGCGCGAGATCATCGAGGATGCGAAGCTCATGGATCTGCGCAAGAAGCCGGAGGCGTTCCTTGTTAGCTATCTTCGTACACGCGAGCAGTTCGGCGCGGCGCTTTTCGGTTCTGCGATGGCCGGGCAGCAGGAGGTTACGTTTAAGAAAAGAAAGTTCGACGCTACGAGCGCGGACGGGAAGCCTCTTTTCGATAAGGCGCATCCTGCGAAGGTCAAGGGCGCGGCTCAGTCGAATTTGTACTCGAATGCTTTCAGCGCTGACGCGCTCGGGAGGATGGAGACTGCTATGCAGAACTACATGGGCGATAACAAGGAGCTGCTGGATGTGGCCCCGGATACTATCGTTATTCCGAATATTGCGAACTTGAAGTCTGCTGTGTTCGCGGCGATCGGCGCGGATAAGGACCCTGTGACGGCGAATAACGCCTTTAACTATCAGTACGGGCGCTGGACTGTGATCATCTGGAACTACCTGAATCCTTTCGTCGAGGCCGGGAAGGCGCCGTGGATGCTCATGGATAGCAAGTATAACAAGCTTTATGGCGGCGCTGTTTGGAACAACCGCGTGGAGCTGGATGTGCGCTCGACTATTGACGAGGGCGTGGATGCCAACGTGTGGCGCGGGTATGCGCGTTTCAACGCGACGTTTAATGATTGGCGTTTCGCGGCGATCGGCGGCGTCACGGGCGGCGATACGCTGGCGGCATGAGTCAGCGCGTGGGCTGCGTTTATGCGGCGTGGTGAGCTGCAAATGTGTTTGCTGGCGCGGTGTGCGCCGTAATGCGGATCTGAGCGCGGACTTCCATATGCGCGCCTGATCATATCGCGGGGGTGTATGGTTTGCGGGGGCTGTGCTCGCGGCAGGGGGCGCGGGGGGGGGGGTTACAGGCTCCGCCCCGCGGCGCCCGGGTTAGTTGTGTGAGTTGAAAGGAGATTGTTATGGATTTTGGTAAAGCTTTAGAATGGTTGAGAAGAGGCGCCGCTATGCGGCGTAAAGGCTGGAACGGTAAGGGTATCTTTATCATGCTGCAGGTTCCGGATGAGAATTCGAAGATGACGCTTCCGTATATATACATCGAGACTTCGGCGCTGGATTCAAATAATCCGGATGCGCCGAGGGGCAGGGTGCCGTGGCTTGCGTCTCAGACGGATTTGCTTGCTCAGGACTGGGAGTCGGTAACTCCATTATAAGGGGTCAGGAGGTTCTTTGAATGAAGGTCGGCGATGTGATTTCTAAGGTGGATGTGATCAAGCCTAACGCTTTCAACGATGAGGTGAAGCTGGAATGGCTTTCCGCGCTTGACGGAAGGGTTATCGCAGAGGTGTTTCTGATGCCTCTTTCTGAGTTCAACAGACCTCCTTACGGAGTTGATGACTTTGGTGTGGTGCTGCTTGTCGATCCGCCTCATGACGATATCTATTCGTCGTGGCTTCAGGCTCAGATTGATTTTTCGAACGGTGAGTATGATAAGTATGCGAATACTATGGTGATGTTTAACGAGTGCTGGGGTTCGCTCGTGCGCTGGTTTGCTGATACTTACGGGCCTGCGCAAGGTTATAACGGGGCGCTGGAGAGGCCGCTGCCGCGAGTGTGGCGCTGAGTTGCTAATGCTGCTGAGGCTCTGTGTTGTTTGATTGCTGCGCGTGTTTGCGCGATTTGATATGAGGAGGTCTGCCGGGTGAGTATTTATCAGGATCCACCGTACTACTTTTCGGCGTTTAGTATAGCCGTTAAGCACGGGTTTACCGGGACTGAGGAGGAGTGGCTGGAATCGCTGCGCGGCGAGATGGGCCCGATTGGTTACGGATTTGTTTTTCGCGGGTCGTATGCGTCGGAGGGAGCTATGCGGGCTGCGCATCCTGACGGGGATGCCGGCGACTGGTATAGGGTCGGCAGCGTCGATGATTATCTTGCGTATTATTGGGATCCGGAGGCATTCGATTGGCTGGCGCTTCGGGTCCGGGGCGAGAAGGGTGATCCGGGACCTGCAGGGCCTGCCGGTCAGGATGGCGCGCCTGGTGCGATAGGGCCTCCCGGTGAGCGCGGCGAGGATGGCGCTCAGGGGCCGGGCGGCGCTCAGGGGGTTCAGGGGCCTAATGGGCTGCCGGGCGAGAAGGGCGATACCGGGCCGAAGGGCGAAGCGGGGCCTCCGGGTTCGCAGGGGCCGCGCGGTTACAGTTTCAGCGTGCTTGGATATTTTGCTTCGAGCAGCGATCTTGGTATGTCTATTACAAACCCGAACGCGGGCGATGCTTATGGGGTCGGCGCTGCGGCGCCTTATGATATCTATATCTGGGATGCAATCAACGGTGTTTTTGTCAACAATGGTCCGCTGCAGGGCGCCGAGGGTCCCGCCGGTCCTCCCGGTCAGAATGGCGCTGCAGGCGAACCGGGTGAGAAGGGTGACGTTGGACCAGTGGGGCCGCAAGGTAATCAGGGGCCGACGGGCGCGGACGGGGTGCAGGGGCCTAAGGGCGAGAAGGGCGATACCGGCCAAACGGGCGCTCCGGGAACGACAGTTGCGTCAGGCGTCTCATATGGCGAGGAGTCGGTAGAGGATGCGCTGGACCGTATCGGGTTGCTAAGCTCGAATAATAGTACGCAATTGGCCCAAATTGCGAACCAAGCCGATACTTCTGAGAAAATATACAATCGTATATATAATGGCGTTGATCTGACGGTAAAGTTTGCAGGCGAAATATCTGTCGCGCCA